CCATCTCTTTAGCTTTTGCTCTTCTACTTACACCGTGATCTGAGTCTTCCTTGTCAGGCTCTCTTTTTCCGGCTCCAGATGCAGGAGTAACTCCAGGAGACGTTCTTTCTTTTGTCTGAAGAGTGTGATCCTTCAGAGCGGTAACGACATCGTCAACTGGGGTAATATTAATAAATCCACCCCTTGCAAGAGCAAGAGTGCCTTCGTTAAGATCTGATACAATCTTCGATCTGTTTTGAAAAAGAGGAAAGGGATTGCCTGAGTCATCTCTAATTGATACAGGATGCCCTACCTTCTCCAGAGCGGTCCTCAGATCTACCTTTGATTTTGGGTGAAGCCTAGGCTTCTTCACGGTGATATTCGTGATTTTGTACTTCTGCTGTGTTTTCATCATGATTGTGTTCTCCAAATTTTAAACAATAAGGGCCGATGATTATTATAAACCACCGGCCCTTTTTGAGCGAATCTTAAATAGTTCCGCCAACAGGAATTGGGCTAGGTACATTTAGCTCAAGTTTTGCGAGAGCTTTAATGTTGCCAATGCCTTCTGCGATGTATTCCCAGCTCTTCCAGAGCACGAGATCGGCCTCTTTCTTGATCCAGAACTTCATGTCGTTAAGGATAAAGAAGTTTCCAAGGTATGCCGGTGGAGCATAAGCCCAAACTTCACCAGGAAGGATGATGCTGTGCTTGTTGGTCACAACGAGCTTCCTGTTGAGGATTGACTTGTATTTGTAGCCGTCTGTGGTGATTTCAGAGGCCAGCGGAGAACCGATTTCGGTTGCAGGCTGGATCATCCAGTCATCATAGTCGACTGTGTTCATAAGGATACACCCTACGTCAAGCTCATCAAAATCGATCATTTTGAAAAGAGATGTGAGCTCCTTGCGGTCTACAGCAGTTGCGCCAGATACAAGGCGTTTGCCTGTGATGCTGACAGCAGCTTCTGAGTACTCAATCCACTTTTCGTCTTCGACTCTTTGAATGTCCTTGACGGAGTTTTCTTCGATTACCTTTGTTACAGGATAATCGTAAGCAAGCAATTCCGCTTCGTTTTTGCCGAATTTCTCACTTTCAATCTTGAAGAAGGGGATAGCATAACGCTTGCCCTGGATATATCGCTCATCTGCTTCAGAAGCAAAATTCACGGCCATGGCCTTGCTGTCATGCTCGATGTCCACAACTTTTACAAGAGTGTCATGATCGGTTGATCTTTGGCAATCAGCACGAGTTACTGATTCTGGTGGCATAATTCTACGAGCAAAGCCAATTTCTCGGATCTTGCTGCGTACGAAAGCTGCGCCAGCTGCCGCTGTCTTTTGGAGTCCATCTACGGTATCCAGTCGCTCAATAAACATGTTATTGAAGGTCTGGGCATCTAATCCTTCGTAATTCATTATAAATCTCCTTATTACGAGTTTACCCAGACTAGGCTAGATCACCAGGTCTGCGGGTTTCAAAAACAAGCCAGCCATCACCAACTTCAAGGACTTGTCCAAGAACCGGCTCGCCAGAAGACGCCTTAGTAACATGCGCTTCGCCTGCACTGTAATCTTTGACTGTAAGGGCATCGCCTACTTCGTAGTCAGCCGTTTCGTCAAATTGATTAGTTTTGAGAACTACGTGACTGCCGAGGATCAGGGTTACTGCTCCTGTAGCTTTAACGTCGTAGCGCTCTGTTCCACAGAATACTGGGTATGTATTCGCAACTGGAGTCGCGCCAGGTCTTTCAACTTGGCCGTCAGAGTTGAGAACGCCCCACTCACCTGTGAGCAATTCGGTAGCAGGAGCCAGGGGCTTATCTGCTCGGAACATGGTCTCCAAACCGCGGAGAACCTGTAGCCGCAAGTCATCAGTAGTCAGGTCTTCCTGAACTGGGACTGTACGAGCATCATTGATGGTAACAGTCATTGCTGCCCTCCTTGAAAAAAGTTACATCAATCAACAATTGCGGCCTGGAATTCTTCTTCAGCGTTTCTCGAATAAGGATCGACAGTGTCGGGTTCCAGTTCGCCCAGCTTAACGCTGGCGCCGTTCAATTCCAGTGCCTTTTCTAAAACAGTAAGGTCTTGAGTTATCAGCGACGCTACCTTTTCCTCTAGCTCGCCGTACGTCTGGGGGAGTTCCCCCATTCCCATCCCAGCTTGCTTATAAATAAGCTCGATGGCGTGGGCTCGCTTCTTATGCCCTTCGCATTCATCATGAAGGCGGAGCATTGCGGAAGCTACTTTCTCTCCAAATTCTGGACCTAAGCTGCCTGATGCTACTTTCGGAAATGACTTTGGTTTATAGTCCGAGCGGTTATTCTCTTTCATAGTTTTTCCTATTTCGACCGCTTTGGTCAACCCTTTCTCTAATCCTACACCAATAATAATAGGCTCAGCAATATGTCTGGCTTTAACTAAAGGAGCTAGAGCAGAGGATCTCGTTATTTCCTTGTATGTGCCTTTTCCCCAAGGAACCTTCTCTTTGATTTTAAAGAGTGGCTTCCCGACCTTGGGAGTTTTCGCTAGGATGTTTCCTGCGGCCGTATCCATAACAAGCATGGGGCCATTTACATGGCGCCACATTTTCTTTTGAAACCCTTTTGGAGACTTCAGCGCCTTGTTCGCTATAGCTCCGGGTATCCACATAACAAAAGAAGTCGGCCCCGAAATCTCATCAACAGCCTGCTGCCTGTAACCTCTAAGGGCTTTTCTATGGGCCCTTGTGCTGAGGCCTTTAGCGAAGCTTTTGGGTACAGAGGATTTTCGGCGACGCTTAACAGCCTTTTTGCCGGCCTTACGGCCGACGCGCATAGCTTTAAGGAAGCCCTTAAAAACAGATTTTGGGATTATGGCTGGCACTATAAGTTCATCTGCCTCATTACAGTATCAAAATCTTCAATTGCGTCAGAGTAACCTTCACGTTCACCCTTTTTATGACCTAATGCAGCCCCAGCGCCACCCGCGCCACCAAGAGCCAGCACCTTCATCAGAGGGCCGCGAATACTTTTGATTTTCTTCGCTGCTCCTGTTTTTTCGATAAACTGCTGTATTTGTTCTGGCTTTTTGCCAGAATCCATAGCGGCTTTTTCGAACTCGGCTAACTGGGTCAAGACGGGAAGATTGAGTATCGTATCCACAATTGCCATACTCGAAGCAACCTTCTCTTGAAGCGTCTTAATCGACGTTTCATCTATGGCAGGTTTTTCCGGTAGGGCGTAGGCAGATTTAACCTGCTCAGCAAGAGCGAAGATATCGTCTTCTTTTGAAGCAGTTTTTCGCATCCCATCTGGGCTGTTTTTAGCAATAATCTCGTCAGCTTCCGAGATTAGTGTATTAATATCTTTAGCCATTTTAATCCTCGAAAGAGAAGGTGGGGCCGAAGCCCCACCATTAATAACTTAGATCTACTTACCAGTAGCCAAATCATAACCACCTTTTGCTGCCAAAGCGCCGCCGACGCCATAAGCGCCTGCTTTGCCTACCTGTTTAGCTGCGTCTGTGTAATGCTTTCGCTTTACTTTGCCAGACTTGGCATTGCTGCCAGCTTTGATTTTCTTCTCGAGGCTCTTTCCCCAATTTTTTGTGCCTTTCCAGGCTTTTTGGAAAATATTAGCCGCTACCTTTTCAAAATACTTGTTTGTTGCAGCAGTAGCGCCGAGGGCCGCCACCTTTTCTTCAACAAATGGGTAGATGTAGTGCATCGAATCACCGTGGCGCTCAGAACCTAGTTTTTTAAGTCCGTCAAAATAGCCACGCTCGATCAAAGCTCCAAGCTCAGCAGAGGCTGCGTCGCTAGCCGCGTCTTTTTCGAGTTCTTCTTCCTCGGCTTCCGCAGAAGCGAGTTTGTCAAACTCATCAGCAGTAGCTTCGGCGAGGTCGTTGAAGCCGTGTGAGTACATTTCAGTAGCAACTGCAACTTTTTCCTCAGCGATCTTGTCGAGCTCACCAAAATCCGTATTTACAAGTGCCTGGTCTTCAGGGCTTAGGTCTTCAAATCTCATTATTTGCTCCTTCTAAAGCGTTTAGTTTAGGTGACCAAATCAAAATAAATTGATCTAGAAATTAGCCCTCAAGCTGAGCTAAAAGAGCAGCTTTTCTCATTGCTGCAGTTTTCATCTGATTGTGCTGAACGTGATCGTAATCACCCACAGTACGCTCATCATCCTCTTTTTTCACTTCATCAGTTACTTGAGGAGTTGTGTCGATAGCTTGCTCTGCAGCAGGAGCTCTGTTGTTTTCAAGTTGCTGGGGAACTTCTGCTTCTTCGTGAAGCGTTCCGGTGGACATGTCTGTAGCGATCTTTTCGATTCGCTTGTCCCATCTTTCAGCAAACTTGTCAAAAGAGCATGCCCCAAGATACTCTTGGTAGTCTGCGGCTAGCTTTTCTTCGCTAGCAACCTTAACTTCGCCAAGGCTATCTTCTGGGAAGAAGTCTCCAAAGAGTCCTTCAAGTCCAAGGTCAGCGCTAGAAGTTTTTTCTTCTTCGCCTTCCTCTTCCTTTTCTTCGCCTTCCTCTTCCTCTTCTTCTTCCTTTTTAGGTGGGAAAGAGGCTTCTTCTCCGTCAGCAGCCGTCTTCTCTTCAAAGTCGAGATCGAGGCCAATAGCAGAAGCTAACTTTTCGAGTGATGCGTCTTCGCCCGCAGCGTTAACTTGGGCAGCCGTCTTCTCGGTCATTCCGAGATCTTCTTCAACGAGTTGTTGCAAAGTCGTCATTGTGTTCCTCCCAATTAATTGACATTGCCGTTAATACATTTTTTGGGATTTTCTAGATAAAAGTTTCGCCCCCTTGTCTAAAAGGACGGTATCTACTAATCCCCCTAAGATTCTCCCTGGAAGATTTTTAGTGCCGATCGCAAGAGGCCAAAGTAGGCTTTGCGAGACAAAGTCTTCCATAGCTGCTGTCTTCTCAATCGGGGTAGGAACGCCTAGGTCTTCTAAAGCAGAAGCGAATTTAGCAACCCTTGGGGTGCTAGATTTGAAAGATCTTCCAAGACCCTTCAGCTTTTTAGAAAGTCCGTAAGTCCCTTTTCCTTTGACAGACAACAGTGCATCAACAATCAGGGCGCCGCTAACTAAATCAGGGTAACGTCTAATGAGTCTCCTCGCTGAACCCTCCTGATCATAGGGGCGTATGTCCTTATGTTTCTGCAATAACGATGATGCGGTATACGCAGCAGGTATACCTAAGAATAGCCGCTTGCCGGCAGCACGGATACCCCCGAAGGCGCTCCCTACTTTCAGGATCGGCTTTTCTCTGTAGTATCCTATACGATCGGCCAGATTATTAATATCTGGATTAATCGCCTCTCCTCCAAATTGTCCTCTTTTGTTTTTACCTCCCATAGCTCCAAAAGTTGATATAGCGCCAATACCCAAAGCTGCTAAAAGCCCGGGATGTTTTACTAGAAGTTTATCAATACCCTTTGCGGCCTCCATTGGGGCTTTTTTTGAAAAGGCGTGGTAGAGACCAGCAGCTAGAGCAAGAAGGGGTATAGGCCCGACTGGAGTTCTGCTATCTGACCCTTCGGTAAGCGCGGCGTTAGAAAATCTTGGTCCTATGTCAGCTGCAGTCTTTATAAAGCTGGGAAGTTTTTCCTCGTGAGCTCTCTTTATTAGAATAGTAAGCCTCTTATCTAAAATAGGAGCTGCGTAGCTCCTTTCCTCTATATGAGGGGATAGCTTCTTGAAAAGAGATTCGCAGAAAGATTCAGGCCGTATATTCATAAGAGACATGTGCTTGTTGCTGGCGTCTTCAGTCATAAGAGGATGAAAGCATTGGTTTCTCTCATCTAACTCGTCAGCTAACCTTCTCTTTCCAAAGTTTATAAGGACTATCCTTTGGAACTCTTGAGGTTTTGGAAGTATCCCGAGCATAGCAAGAGTAGACATAGACTTCGAAAAAGGGGCCTCTCCTAGGCTATTCACGACGTCTTTCGGAAGACACTTTTCTCTAGATTTAACCTCTGGTATTGCCTCAACAAGATCCTTGATAGCTTCCTCACTAGCAGGAGGGGCGTCAGTTGGGATATCTTTGATCATAGTAGCTTTTTTATCAGAAGCGCTTTTGGA